AAATTTACGATGCTAAAGTTAAAGTACATGCTATGCTTGACGAATTAAAATCAGACTATATAGCAGTAGAGGGTGCAGTCCTTGTCAGATCCCCTGATGCCGTGATAAAATTATCATATGTCTATGGAGTTGTCATTGCTGAGCTTATGTCTACTGGCGCTAGTGTTATTACTATATCTCCTACATCTTGGCAGGCTTATATTGGAAATAAGAACCCAACAAAAATGGAGAAAGACAAGCTTAGGTTTGAAAATCCAGGATATGCTGACTCATGGTATAAAAATAAAATGAGGCAGATAAGAAAACAAAGGACTGTAGATTACTTTAATAGCAAATATAATTTACAACTAGACGACTTCGATGTGGCAGATGCATTTGGCATTGCACACTATTCCAACACGGTATTAACAGAGCGATGAAATTATATAAGAGCAAAGACTGGTTGTACAGACGCTATGTAGTTCAGCGTAAGACTATGGAAGAAATAGCAAAAGAGTGTGGCGTAACAACTATGACCATATACAGGTCTCTTAAAGATCACGGGCTTATAAAATGATATTAAATAAATTTAGAGAGTTTTGTATAACTAAAGAAAGCTATTCTCAGATAAATCAAGATCTGCTTGCGTTGTTTTGTTTTGATAAAAATCCAGGATACTTTGTTGAGTTTGGTGCCTGCGATGGAATATATTTATCAAACACCTTTTTACTAGAAACATATTACGGATGGCAGGGTTTGTTAGTTGAGCCTTCAAAGCATTATAATAAAATCATTTCATCAAAAAGGAATGCAAGCATAGATTATTCTTGTGTCTCAGATAAAACTGGAGACAGTATAGAATTTGTTGAGGTAGAAAATTTTGAAGGGCTATCAGGAATAAGCGAGTATGCCTATAACGATGTTCATACCGAGACTAGAAAAAGTCACGGCAATACTTATGTGGTAGACACTATATCTTTGAAAGACCTACTGGCTAAGCACAACTGTCCAGAAACTGTAGATTACATTTCAATAGATACTGAAGGATCTGAGTATCATATATTAAATGCGTATGACTTTTCTACAAAATTTAACTTAATTACTGTTGAACATAATAATACTTATACTAAAGACTTGATATCTGAATTGTTAATTAGTAAAGGTTATATTATGATTTTGCCAGAAGAATCAAAATGGGATAGCTGGTTTGTATCTGAAGAAACTTACGATAGGATATCAAAATGAATATAATCTATACTGGAGGCACCTTTGACCTGTTCCATTCAGGTCATGTCAATCTATTAAAACGATGTAGAGAAGTTGCGGGACAAGAAGGAAAGGTTGTAGTTGCTTTAAATACAGATGAATTTATATTTCAGTTTAAAAATAAAAAGCCTATATGTAGCGAGCAAGAAAGGCTAGATGTTTTACTGGCCTGTAGATATGTAGATGAAGTTGTTATGAATGTTGGCGGACAAGATTCAAGAATATCTATAGAAATGGTAGGTCCAAATTATATAGTAGTTGGATCTGACTGGGCAAAGAAAGACTATTATGCACAAATGTCATTTACCCAAGAGTGGCTAGATGAAAGAAATATAGGGCTAGTATATGTTCCATATACACAAACAATATCTTCTACAAAAATTAGAGGTAGAATGCAGTGAAGATACAAAGCTATTTAGTTTGTTGGGATGATTATCGTAATAATTGCATAGGTATAGAGTCTCAATTTAAATTAAATGGATTTAATCTAACCGTAATAAATTCTGGGCAACCTAAGAACGGCTGGCAAAATCTTGGAGATATAAGATATTATAGACAGTTTTACTATGCATTAAAAGACTTTAACTTTGATAACGAATACATGTTATTCATTTGTGGAGATTTAAGTAGCGACTCATGGTCGTCCATCATGAATAGAATGATAGATGTAGTTTCTAGACACGAAGATATTTATGCATATGCCCCACATTTTACAAATGATCCTTGGAATTTTAACTCTACAAATCTTAAGGTTTCTTCGCTAGATAAAGATATATCTATTGCTGTCAATACCAATGGGATAATGTTTTTAATACATAAAGAAATTGTTAAAGACATGTTAAATTTCTTCAACTACTTCCAAGAAAAATATGGTTGGGAAGGCATGGTTTCTGGTTGGGCTATAGATCTAGTTCATTCTTCATTTGCAATAGGGAAAGGAAAGCTAGTAGTAAGAGATAGCAAAAATGTCATCACCCATCCAGCAGGGTCATCTTATAATCATAGCAAAGCAACAAACGAAACTGCCTTGATATATAAAGCATTTAACGAGTTTTCTAAAGAGTATAGTCCAATAGTAAATAAAATTTACGGAAGGATGTCTCATGATAAAAATTATATGGAAGTTCAATCATTTTATGGTAAAGATTTAGATCTTAAAATAAAAAGAAATAAAATTGACTATCATATTATATACATAAACGATGAAAGAAAATGGAATAGAGATAGCATAGATATTTATTTAAATGGCAATAAGCATCTTATTAAGTCGGTAAATGCAAAAATAGAAGGTGCTAAAGAAAAGTTTACTGAAGATAATAAAGATTTTAAATTTGCGTGGGAATCGTTTAAGACAGGAGAATTTGGAAATTTTGCCAGTCATTATTTAGCCTGGAAATATGTGGCAGAAAATAATATAGATAAACTATTAATCTTTGAAGACGATGCTAAATTATCTGAAGAATTTATAGATAAATATAATCTATTTTTAGATTATTGTCCAAAAGATTATGATGTTTTTAGTATATTTGTTCATGAAAACCAGTTCCCAAGATTTAATCATAATGATATAATAAACGAGAATATAGCTAGGGGATATCAGGATTGGTCTACCCTTTGCTACGTAGTATCTAATTCAGGAGCAAAAAAGCTTTTGGATTACGTGAAAAATATAGGTATGGACTATCCTACAGATTGGTTTATATTTAGACACGGAGCAAAAGGTATATTTAATGTTTACACTTTGCCGCCAGAAAAAGCTGGCGGTGTAGAGATTGATAATCGATATGAATCTCAAGTTCAATAGGAGCGGATATGTTAGAGCCAGTATTTCCAGATTCAAAAGATTTTAAGTGTGATGATTTATATTTGCTTACAGTAGGCACGGAAGCAGGCAAAGAAATTCTTGAAACCTGCCATGAAATTGCACACATGTTGGTCAAAAAGAATATTGCCTACGGCAATTCAGCCCTTGACCCTGTGCGTATATTTTCAAAGGCGGGACCAAGAGAGCAATTACATGTTCGTATTGATGATAAATTAAATAGATTAATGAAGGGCACCGAATATCCAGGAGATAACGATATTGATGATTTAATTGGATATTTAGTTCTATTAAAAATAGCTAAGCAATTCCAAGACTGATTTTAGTCAACTAAGATGGTATAATATCTATATATGGACATTGAATTAGCTGATCATTTTGATCGCATGAATAAGGTAGTCGAAGAACTACTAAAAGGAAACAACCCAACCCAGATTGCTTCTATAACAGGCTTCAAACGTGCAGAGGTCTTAGGGTACATAGATGAATGGAAAGAGGTCGTTAGAAGCGATTCTGGAGCCCGTGACAGGGCAAAGGAAGCCATATCTGGAGCAGACCAACACTACGCCATGCTTATTAAAGAGGCTTGGAAGACCGTAGAAGATGCAGACCAAGCTGGCCAACTAAATATAAAAGCGACGGCATTAAAGTTAATTGCAGATATTGAAGGTAAAAGAATTGGCATGTTGCAAGAAGTTGGTTTATTGGATAATCAAGAACTCGCATCACAAATTGCAGAGACAGAACGAAAGCAAGATGTTCTTGTCAAAATATTAAAAGAAGTTACTGCTACATGTCCAAAATGTAAAATGGAAGTTGCAAAACGCCTTTCACAAATAACTGGCATAGTTGAGCCAGTTGTAATTGATGCAGAGGAAGCTAGTGGATCTTAATTTTAATGATCTCATCGATATCCTAGATGGCGAGGAATTTGATGAAAGGCCAGTAGACTTACGAACATTTGTTACTAGCCCAGATTATCTTGGACTTCCACCACTTTCTGAATACCAATATACACTTATAGAAAAAAGTTCACAGATATATAAAGAATCAACTCTTATCAAATTATTTGGAGAAGATGAGGGTCGTCGTAGATTTAAACAAACTTGCAACGAAGTAATTGCACAATTAGGCAAGGGCAGTGGAAAAGATTATTGCTCCACTATTGCTGTATCTTATATGGTTTACTTGCTTCTTTGCCTCAAAGATCCAGCAACATATTATGGAAAGCCGCCTGGGGATTCCATAGATATTTTAAACATTGCTATTAACGCACAGCAGGCTAATAACGTTTTTTTTAAAGGATTTAAAACTAGAATAGATAGATCTCCTTGGTTTATAGGTAAGTATGAGGCAAAAGCTTCTGAAATGAAATTTAATAAAGCAATAACCGTACATTCAGGTCACTCGGAACGTGAAGCATGGGAAGGCTATAACGTAATTGCTGTTATCCTAGACGAAATATCAGGCTTTGCAACAGAGAATACTACAGGACACGACCAAGCAAAAACAGCAGACGCTATCTACGACATGTATCGTGGTTCAGTTGTTTCCCGTTTTCCAGACTATGGCAAGGTAATATTGCTTTCATTCCCACGATTTAAAAATGATCCAATACAAAAGTTTTACGATTCTGTAATTGCTGAAAAAGAGACGGTAGTAAGAAGCAAAACTTTAAAGATGGACGAGAATCTTCCAGACGGAACTTCAGGAAACGAAGTAACGGTGGAATGGGAAGAAGATCATATTGTCTCTTATACAATTCCTAAAGTTTATGCTTTAAAAAGACCTACGTGGGAAATCAACCCCACAAAAACTATAGAAAACTTTAAGGTTGAGTTTTATAAAAATATGCCAGATGCTCTTGGTCGTTTTGCTTGCATGCCACCAGAAGCGATTGATGCATTCTTTAAGTCAAGAGAAAAAATAGAAAAAGCTTTTAACAATATGGCATTAGCCGTAGATCAATTTGGTAGATTTGAAAATTGGTTCGCACCAGACCCTGACAAGGAATACTTTATACATGTAGACTTGGCACAAAAGCATGACCATTGTGCCGTATCTATGGCTCACGTTCAAAAATGGGTTAATGTAAAAGTAACCGATACATACTCCCAGCCTGCGCCAATTGTAGAAGTAGATGCAGTTAGATACTGGACTCCTACTGCAGATAAGTCTGTAGATTTTACTGAGGTAAAAGATTATATTCTTTCTTTAAGAACAAAAGGATTTAAGATAAGATTATGTACATTTGACCGCTGGAATTCCCATGACATGATGCAGCAGTTAAAAGCATACGGAATTAATACAGAGACTCTATCAGTTGCCAAGAAACATTATGATGATATGGCTATGGTTGTTGCTGAGGATAGGCTTACTGGGCCGCATATTCCATTGCTTATAGACGAATTATTGCAGTTAAAAATTATGCGTGATAAGGTAGATCATCCACGTAAAGGCTCAAAAGACTTGGCTGATGCTGTTTGTGGATCTATATATAATTCAATTAGTAAAACTAAATTTGAAACAAATCAAGAAATTGATGTGCATACGTACGATTCGATATCACGAAGAAATGATAGGCAAGAAGAAGATGTTAGATTAAATGTAATTAGGCCTCCCAAGATGCCCTCAAAATTGGCGGATGTACTAGACGGAATGGAAATACTATGAGTATATATCAAGATAAAGCTAAAGAATGTAAGTGCTGTGGAAAACATGTTCCTTTGCCAACTACTTTAAAAGAGTATGCTGGCTATATGCTTTGCCCTACAACATTTGCAAATGTAGTTGAATACAAGAGACTGTGGAAATCTCTTGGGTCAAGACCGCCAGGAAGCGTCAGAAAACATTTCTCTGATTATGTCCAGCAGTTGGTAGAAAATACCATTGACAAAAATGAGGACGGGACAATACAATAGTACCCTGTGGCGTTAGCTCAGTTGGTCAGAGCCCCAAACTCATAATTTGGTCGTCGTAGGTTCAAGTCCTACACGCCACACAAAAGAGAGTATAATAGAGATATGGATGAGGATATGGAACTGCAATACTATTTAGAAATAGGTGCAATAACTTTAGAGGGCATGGATGAAAATGGCGAAATGATTTTTGCTATCCATGAAAAAGCCAAAGATGTGGCTCCAGAATTATGGCAGGCACACATCCAACATGTTGATGAATCTTTAATTAAGCTTTATGAAAAAGGTTTAATGGAAGTGGAATATGATGAAAATTTAGAAGCCACTTTACATTTAAGTCCAGAAGGACAACAAATGGCGAAAGAAATGGGTTTGATCCAAATGGATTTCCCAGATACGCCAAACGATTAGGAGATAATTATGCCTTGGAATATAAAAAGAAATGCTGCAGGGTGCAGAGGTTACGCCGTTGTAAAAGAGGGCGGGGAACTAGTAGGCTGTCATGATAGCGAAACAAAAGCAAAAGCACATATGAGAGCCCTATATGCTTCAGAAGCAGACGCCAAAAAGATGAAAGACAAGAAAAAGAAAATCTACTAGACTTAAAAAATCTAATTTGTTATAATATATGTGGGTTGCCAATAGGGGCCCACATATTAATTTATTCGCTTAAAGGAGGAATAAAATGGTAACAACATTTGCTATGGATCTTTTTAGAGATCCATTTTTTATTGGCTTCAATCGTGAAGTAGAAAGACTAAACAATATCCATCGTGAGGCTACGGCCCAGTCTTTCCCGCCATACAATATTGTCAAGGTAGACGAAGATTCATATCGTGTATCTTTGGCGGTGGCAGGATTTGACAAGAAGGATATTGAGGTCTCAGTAGATAATCAGACTCTTATTGTTAAGGGTGAAGTTACTACAGAAGAGACTGGAGAGGTTCTTCACAAAGGAATTGCCGCCCGTAAATTCACACGCACATTTGCGCTTG